GCAATTCTCACGCGCTTAAAACTATGGCTTGGCGAGTGGTTTGCAGATACATCGGACGGTACCGGATGGAATCAATCCATTGTTGGTAAGCAATCTAAAAGTCTTTATGAGCTCACAATTCATCAACGTGTACTTGAAACGCCAGGCGTAAAAAGCATCGTAGATTTTCAAAGCGCACTTGATCCAGACACGCGCCGTTTAACTGTCTCAATGACAGTTAATACCATATTTGGAGAAGCATCTCTTAACGGGGACTTATCAACATGACTTTAACAACAATAGCGCCAGTTATTACTGATGCTGGCCCCATTGCACCGACTTTTTATGAAATAGTTGATTACGTCAAAACTAAGTACAAAGAAATATATGGTGAAGATGCCTACTTAGAAAATGATAGCCAAGACGGTCAAATGATTGGGGTTTATTCACGTGGCATAGCTGATGTAAATGCCGTAATTGTTGATCTCTATTCTACCTTTTCACCTAAGACAGCCGTTAAAGATGCTCTGTCTCGGAATGTGGCCATTAATGGTATTTCTCGACAATTACCTACATTTTCAACAGTAGATTTAGAAATTACAGGTACACCAGGAACAGAAATAACAAATGGGTATGCACTTGACCGGAATAGTAATCAATGGATGTTTCCCGATCTAGTAAGAATACCGGTTTCAGGAATTATCGTTATTACTGCTAAGGCGAAAAAGCCTGGGGCAATATTAGCGCTGAGCAACACAATTACGGTCATTGGTAAACCTACTCGAGGCTGGAAGGGGGTAAATAACCCTGCATCTTCTACTTTGGGGATGCCAGTTGAATCTGACGTAAAGTTAAGACAGCGCCAAGCACTTTCTGTAGCTATTCCTTCACAATCTAAAACTGACAGCATTAAAGGTGGAATTTTTAGTTTAGAAGGGGTCTCGCGTTGTAAAACTTATGAAAATGATAGCGACAAGGTTAATGATTTAGGTATGCCACCCCATAGTTTATGTGTGGTTGTATCTGGTGGAGATGCCAATCAAATTGCGGGACTTATGCGCTCTAAAAAGAGTCTAGGTTGTGGGTGGTTTGGCAATGTAAATGTACCCGTCACAAATACTTTTGGTGATGAAGTATCAGTGGCTTTATATCGGCCAAATATTAGGAATATTGGTTTTAAACTTAATGTTGTTAGCTCGTCACAATACACAAACGAGATTGAAAACAACATTAAGAATAACCTAGCTGATTATGTGAACCAACTCGATATTGGTGATCGAATCATGATTAACAAACTTTATATACCTGCAGGCTTATTTGGGAATTTAGATTCAGAAACTTATCAAATTGAATCTATAGAGATCTTAGTTGATGGCGTTGTAATTGACGGTAATTTTAGCCTTGCATTTAATGAAGTTGCTTATTGTGACTCAGACAATATTGAGATAAATGCCTCAGGAGGGTTCTAAGTGGACGCAAGCAAATATGTGGCCCTTCTAACGAGCCAGCATCGGGATAAACCAAAATTTAGAAAGACAGTTGAAACGTTAATTAGTCCTTTAATTGATTGTCTTGAATGTCTTAATGGCCTTAACGACAAGTTTGATCTTGAAACGGCTAAGGGGGACCAATTGCAGATTATCGCCGATTGGGTAGGTGCTCCAAATTCAATACCTAATTCGGTCCCAGTTCCGTATTTTGGATTTCAAGGTCAACCCGGTTCTTTAACTTGGCGTGATATTGAGGATCCGAATGTTAAATCAGGCTATTGGCGTGAATCCGGAATGAGCGGTTATACAGCTTTAGCGATGTCACCACAGCTTTTCAAAAAAGTAATTAAAGCCAAAATTTTGCTTAATAAAAGTGATTGTTCCGAACAGTCAGCAAAAGAAATTATTTCTCTTGTAATTGATAAACCTTTCAAGTTTAAAGATAACTTAAACATGACGATAACTTTTATTTTTTTAGCAAGTTACGAGGTTTTTGAGCGAGAGCTGGTTAAATTAATGTTCCCTGTACCTTCTGGGGTAAGGTTGATTTTCGAGGGCGAAGATGACTATTGATAAATTAACAGAGTTTGCAAATCTTGCCGACGATAAAAGTAGTAATACAGAAGGTTTAGACCTTGATAAGGGTTTTCCCAAAGCATTACAGCCTGCTCGTCAGTGGTTTAACTGGTTACTTAATTCATCAACAAAAAAGATCAATGAATTGATCGATGCAATCAATGCACTCAATGACAAGTCTGATGATGAAATCGGAAATGTTGCTATTTATCCTTTTAGCACGATTCCAGCTAGTCGACTTGTTTGTGATGGTCAACTTTACAACATTGCGGATTATCCCAAATTATTTGCAAAATTAGGGAATGCTTATGGTGGGAATGGTACTTCTACTTTTGCAGTTCCGGATTATCGTGGTGTTGTATTGCGTGGTCTGGACTCTGGACGTGGATTAGATATTGGACGGACATTAGGGTCTTATCAAGCTGACACATTAAAAAGCCATGATCATGATCGAAATACTGATGGTCGTACGGAGTCGGTTGTATTGTCTGATGGTGGTACAAATGCTGGTGATATTCAGGGTCCTACTGTCCGAATGAAGCAATACAGTAAGACTGGAAGTACTGGTTCAGATGAAACCCGAATGAAAAACACTTCAGTGATTTTTGCAATTAAAGCCAAATAAAGATATGAAAACTCAAGCCGCCGAAAGGCGGTTTTTTGTTGCGCGGAGAAAAAGTTATGGCAACAAATTGGAATGCAGTTTTAGCAAATATCAATAATTCAAATGACATTTTGGCTATCTTAAAAAAGATACTGCCACTTTTGGATGGTAAGGTCGATGCCACAACTATTGATGAAGTTATTGCTCAACTCAATAAGATTGCAGAAGATGGCCAAATTACTATTGATGAAGCATTAGAAACCATTAACTTTCTTCAACAGAAAATTGATGAAAAAACTAATGCTTTTAATGATGCGATTGAGGCGGCAGCAGCTGCAGGAGCTGGAGCGAACGGCTGGAATTCACTGCTTGTTCAAGATGGCTCTGAGAACCAAAAAGAGATCAATGATAAGTCTAAGCAGTATGTAGATACATTAGCCGACTTGCTAGCCTTAAATGTCAGAAAAAATGGTCAACTTGCTGAAGTTTCAAGATTTGCTACAGACCGACAATTCGGCGGTGGAACATTCAAGTTCAATCAGTCTAGAGTTGCGGAAAATGATGGGATTTCTATTTTTAATGGTTGGGAACGATGTCAATTACCAGAAAAAATAAGTCCCTTTCTTGCAGGAGCTTATGGAGATTTCACAAGTGATGATATCGATGCGATTGAAAAAGCTAAGTTTCTAGCAAGAACATTAAACACTTCAGTTTTGATTAATGGCTCATTTGCTGTTTCACGGGAAATTGTGATCAATTCAGGTGATTCATTTGTTGGTACAAAACTTGTAAGTAGAATCAAAAAGCTCAATAACAGCGTATCAAATTTGGAAAGACGAATTGCTCCAGAAAGAGCGGCTAATAGTTATGATTATTATGATGTCGATACGATTCTAAATTTATACCCGGACAATAATGCGTATGTTCACGATGTGAGTTTTACGAATATTTATCTATATAACAAGGTTTACGGGGATAATATGCCGGGTGCATATGGAGTTTATGCACCTCGTGTAGCAAATTTAGATTTATCTGGTGTTCGGGTTGAGAATGTAGAACGTGCTTTTAAATCAAAAAATATTTACCAATCCCGTATTAGTGATTTTGTAGCAATTGCGAACCAAACTAGCGGATTTGTTAATGAAGGAAAGCTTGCTTTCGATATCTCTGATAATTTTGCCGGTTCTACTGGTACAAGTAATTTCTTTGATAACCTTCTATTTGTAAATTATGAATATGCTTTCAATATTGAAAATCTTCAAACTACGACTTTTTTAAAATGTTATGGAGAGCAGATTCATAAACAAAATGGCACGGCTGAATCAATTAACTTCCGTTTTCTAAATCCATTCAACATCACCATGATTTCATGTGGACAAGAGCAGACCCGTTGTACTCCTTTATATATTGCTAGTGATTTAGTTGGCTCCACTCGAGCCTCAATTTCAATTGAAGGGTTTCAGGCAGTGTGGGGCACAATGGGTACAAGTGTAAATACTGGTATGAACCTAACAACTGTACTTGGTCCTGTAGATGTAACGATAAAAACATCGACTATAAAAAAATCTGATTTTGAGATTTTTGACGGAATTTATATGTCGGGTAACTGTCGTGTATTCAACATGTTCTCAGAGATAGGAACTCAAGTTAATGCTTCAGCTTCTTCAATCTACATTGATGCCGAAAAAACATTAATGAAGGACGGTGATGCTGGGATGACAAAGTCGTCCATTAGCATTGGCGATGATTTGAATAATGGTATTGAGTGGAAAGAGGGGGTAGTTAATAAAATCATTAAAGGCGCTACCAAAAACTGCCCAAGTGGTGTGACTGATGCTTGGGGAGTTTCTACTTACTACGGTTTGAGTCCTACGGAGGGTATTCAAGTTCTTAACCTTACAAACTCAACACACGCATGGCGTAGACAGATTTTATCAAGGGTAAATTTTGGCGATTGGCAGCCTTATTAAGTTTTAAATCATTAACCTTATAGCACCCTTTAATCGGGTGCTTTTTTATGTCCGATTAAGGGGCGCTGTATGTCAGATAATCAGCAAATTATAGATACGTCAACAGTTTTGGCGGCAAGCAAATGGTCAACCTATGGGGGTAGCGTGGTAGGAGCAGCTTCAGCGTGGATCGGCTCAATCGATCTAGCTTTTTGGGCCAGTATCATCATTGGTCTAAGCGGCTTTTTAATGAACTGGTATTACGCTAGGCAGAAAAATAAGCGTGATGAAGAATTGCACAAAAAATTAATGGGCGAAGATAGTCATGACAAACAAGACTAAAATTGCGGTAACACTCTTAGCAGCTTCGGCTGCTTTTTTTACGTCATTAATTGGGCATGAGGGGTATAGCTCAAAGCCTTATTTAGATAGCGGCAACGTGCCTACCATTGGGATTGGCTCGACTAAATATGAAAATGGCGCTTCGGTCAAAATGACTGATAAACCTATTACAAAAGAACGAGCAATCCAAATCTCCAAAGCTCATATCTCTAAAGACGAAATTGCATTTCGCAAGTCTTTGCCAAGTGTGAAATTAACACAAACGGAATATGACGTTTATTTAGACTTCGTTTATAACTTCGGGCAAAGCAACTGGAACCAATCTTCAATGCGCCGGCTTTTAATTCAAGGCCAGCCACGCCAAGCATGTGATGCACTGCTGAAATGGAAGTACGTGGCCAAGCGCGATTGCTCTATTCGCTCCAACGGATGCTATGGCGTGTGGTTACGGCAGATTGACCGACATAAAAAATGCATGGGGGCTCAATAATGTGGATTGTATTTGCTACTAAATACTGGCGAGAAATCATTATTGTGATTCTCGCTTTTTTATTGGCCATAACAATGGCTGTTCTTAATTACAAAATTGGTGAGCTTAAAAAATCAGATCAGAAGTGTTTATCTCAAATCCAAGAAATTGAGAAAAAAAACTTGAAGGCTCTTACTGAAAAGCAGAATCAATTTAACCAGGTGAGTGCCGATTATGAAAAACTCAGGTCAGAGCAAAATACAAAAGTCGAAACAGTTACACGTGAAATGCAAAAGATCGTTGAACGTCCTACTTATTTCAATCGCTGTCTTGATGATGACGGCGTGCACCAACTCAATGAGCTCATTACAGCCGGTAATACCAGCTAACCTGATCCAGCCTTGCTCTAATTTAAATGAGCTAGCTGGTACTACTGGCAAAGAATTGATGCTTTGGTCAGTGGACACGGTTGCTAAATATAATGATTGTAAAGCCCGTCATTTGGGAATTATAAAAGCCCTCAAATGAGGGCGATATACTACAAGCGTACTTTTTCTAGGATCTGTTTTATATAGTAATTGTAAATGTAAGTTCCTATTTGATTAACTGGATAAGAATTTAAGAATAGGATTTTTTGTAATTTGGCTTCAAAAGAATTCTCAAACTTAATATCGGTTAAAACACTACAAAATTTTAGAAGGCTATCTCTAGTTTTCTCAATATCAATTAGTAAATCTTCCTGATTGGTTACAATACAATAGTTCGTATATGAATCTTGAAAGTTTAAATAATGATTAAAGAGTTCTTGGCTTCTTTTAGAGACTTTGCTTGAATTATTTAAAAGAGAAAATCTTAGATTTTTTTCATTTTTATTCAAAACTTCTTTAAGTTGATACTCTAAATAAATTAACTCATTGCAGATTTCGGTAAAGCATTCATCAAATTTTTTAAAACTTGCATAAACCTCTATGCCAAATTGAATGGAATTCTGGTGTTTTTGTTGTTCTTTCCAATCATTAAATAAGGATATTGCAATTAATGCAGCAAACAGCGTAGACCCTATTGAGAATATATCTTTAATAAAAGCAACATCGATTACCTTTCCGTAAAAAGATTTGAGCATTACTATCAGCATAAAACATATTGCAATTACAATTCCGAATATACAGATAGTATTAATTACATTGTCTTTATTTAGGCGCATAGTATTAATAACAAAAAAATTAATTATTAATAATCAATAATTCACCCCAAGTAAAGGGATTCCTACTCAACTTATCCCTACTCATTGTCCAGTTCCGACCAGGAACAAAACATGGTCCAACACCTAATTTTTTCTTTCCAAATTTACTATGGATACCATCCATAGCTTGCATCAAGCATTCCTTTTTCTCTATGTGTTCAAAGTCAGTCAATAAGTCATAAGTATGGCCAGATTTCGGTTCTAGACATGTCAGTACAACACCACACTTCTTATATTTAATCCCTTCTTTGTAGATCTCGTTTAACATCCTTGTTGCAGCTTTAACGAAGTCTAGAGCACAATCAGTAGGCTCAGAGAATGAACCAGTAATTGATTTATTGTAGAACGGTACATTTGTATCGAAAGGATTTGATTGTACAAAAGCAATCATACATCCGCATAAAAGACCTTCATCACGAAGTCTTTTATACGCATCTTGAGCATACATTGAGATAGCTTCTTTTAGATCAGTCAGTTCAGTTACGCGGCCACCGAAAGACCGGCTTGCAACTATTTGTTTTTTTGAGGGTGGGGTGTGCTCGATCTCAATGCATGAGATGCCTTGTAATTCGTAGATCGTTCTGGCCATCACAATGGAAAAGCGTTTTTGCATTTCACGTGGTTCAGCACATGCCAAGTCGAGGACCGTATTAATTCCCATTGCTTGAAGTTTTTTTGAATGCTTACGACCGACGCCCCAGACTTCACTCACATCTATTTGAGCAAAGTAGTATTCTTTATTGCACGGATCCATATTTACGAGATCACAAACACTATTAAAGCCAGGGTTTTTCTTTGCTATGTGATTTGCAATCTTTGATTCGGTTTTGCTCCTGCCAATCCCAACACAGACTGGTAAGCCAAGCCACTTCCAAATTTGTTGGCGTATTTGCTGGCCAACCTTCTCTAAATCAAAGTTCTTCTCGTAAGCGGTAAAATCAACGAAGCATTCATCAATAGAATAAGGCTCAACTTCTTCGTCAGTTACGTATGAAGCAAGAATCTTATGAAAGCGCCGTGACATTTCGGCGTACATTGCATAATTGCTTGAAAGTACGAGTACATTATGTTTTTTAACTATGTCTTTAATTTGAAAAAGCGGCACACCCATTTTTATATTTAAGGATTTTGCCTCGTTGCTACGCGCCACGGCACATCCATCGTTATTTGACAATACAATAACGGGTTTGTCATTCAAACTAGGATCAAAGACTCTTTCACATGAGACGTACATGTTATTAACGTCTATAAGAAAAAAGACCTTGTTTTCATGCTTCATGATTTTCTTATCATTTTAATAACGTAGGTGACAACGCCCCAGATAATTAGTTCTTGGCCCTCATGTAGATAGATATTTTTATATTCAGGATTCTCAGCTTTAAGCCATTGGCTGGTTTCATCAATGATAAGTCGCTTTACAGTAAATTCATTATCGACTAGAGCTACAACGATATCGCCGTGTTTGGCATCAAGACTTCGATCTACAATCAACTCGTCATCAATATCAATGCCAGCGTTAAGCATCGAAAGCGAAGCAACTTTTACAATAAACGTTGAAGTTTCGTTCTTAATTAAGTGCTCATTCATATCGAGCACTTTGTCTATGTAATCTTGTGCGGGGCTGGGGAAACCAGCGGAAATCTTTTCGAGTGCGTAGGGGATAAGCATGTGAGTTGACGGTACAACTTGCTTAAATGTTAAAGACTCAGATAAAACAATACTTTGTGTGATGTATGGTTTTATCTGGATAATGGATGGTGCAATTTCACTCATAGACTTCCCCTAGCTTGATTTTGTTACGTAATCAAAATGATATTCTAGAGATGAGCTTAAATTCAAATTTAAAAAGCTGTGGATAAACAAGCAGAAGTCAAAAATTGACGTAGTCAGTTGTGCATTTGGTCGGAAAATATTCATTGGAATACACACGTTTACATTGTAAAAATTAAGTATAGTTATATAAATTATTGATTTTATATTTATCCACAAAGTTATCTAAACGTGTTTTTTAATAGCTTTGGTACGCTATTTCTCATCAAATCATACAGATAAAAAATTAATAAAAAGTCAAGATTGATCTGCTCTTATACGTGCTATAAGCTTAGAAATACAAAGAGATAGCATGCTGTCTAGATAGCTAATGTATTTTTGGCAAGAGAATTTGTTCGTTGATTTTTTTGACTAGGAATAAAAACATTAGGAGGGGCTGCTCACTTTCGAAATTTTGGTCGAGGACGAAAGTGAGCAGCGGATTTAAACAAGCGCGTTTTTAAACACTGTTTAATTTAATTTTCAACGAAATTTAAAACGAAGTCTTAAACCGTATTCAATTTTGAATATAGTGACATTGTTTTAAAAAAAATTCAAACAGTGAATTTTGACGCCGCAATAAAGGCGAAATGTAATGTTAAGACTTAAAGTCTTGAAATTCGTATGCTTTCACTTAATTGGGATCTTAGCTGATTTAGTTCAGATCGCTGATTTTGTGATTCGTTAAGATTTTGAAAAACAAGCTGAACTTAGACCCGTTTGCTGGTGCAGGCGGGTCTTTTATTTGGGAGTTATTTTATTTTTAGGGAAATAGTCAGCAGTAAATTCACTTAAGGGCATTTCAAAGAAAAATTGATCTGCATCTTCTTTTTTGCAATTCAACCAATCTTCTCGATACTCTTTAGGAATGACAATGATAGATCTCTTTTCATCTTCTGGCTTATGAAACTGTGACATAAAAGGGTGGTGGTCTGCATTGATAGTCAGCATAGACATTGATCGAACTTGCTGCCCATCAATTACAGTCGAATCGTAAATAGCAGCTACTGTAAAAGGTAAGCCATCCTCTCGATAAATTCCCCATCTTTCCGCTTTACCATTCACATATCTCGGTTCATAGATCTTTTCTACAGGTATTAAAGCAAACTGACTCTTAGCCCACGCATGTCGAAAGCTAGGTTTTTTATCTACAGTTTCAGTTCGGGCGTTGTATGTGTACTTTGAGAACTTCAAATCATGGTTCCAAGGCGGAATCATACCAAACTTAACTTGGCGCCATTCTATATGGCCCTCTTTAGAAAAAATAAGAGGGCAGTCGTAACCCGGGTAAACATCTGTTTTATATTCGAAAGTAGGCTCAAAGAGATCTAGTAGGTGTACTCGGTCTTTCGATATAGGTTCATAGTTTGCGCACATATAATTGTCCATTTTAGGCGTACTAAAAGTATGAATTTTATAAGTTGGAATTAAATAATAATTCTGTTATTAAAATGAAAGAAAAATAAGAAAAGCCATACTTTTGTATGACCTTTTCGAAGAGATATGTCAATGTTAAATTTACTTAAACTATTTCGACATTAAATCTTCCTGTTCCTGTTTTAAGTTTTTCATCTTGAGAAATCATAGATTTAGCTAAATCAAAATTTGATTCCTGACTATAAATGAATCTCTCGGAATGGGTGATCTGTAAGCTGTTTAAGAATTTTACATTTTCTGCATTCATGTAAATAGTACCTTTATTCTTAAAAGTTTGAGAATATTCTTTTAAATTTTTAATATGTTGTTTTGCTAATGGATTTGTTATTTTATGACTTAAACTTTCATTGATTATCCGGCGAACTGTACCACACAAGATTAGGAGAGAATATTTAGGTGAAATGGGTAAATAAATCTCTACACATTCATTTTTTAAACCTGTACCATTACTAAAAGTATTGTTCATAACAACAGGATTGTCACCAATTATTAAAGATGATGATTTAGATTCGCAAAGTACCCAATCTTTATTATATAAATAAGGCGATAATTTATGTACACCTTCTAAGACTAACTCACAGTGATTCCTTTTGTTTTCATCTTCAGTTGGTTTTGTAAACCCGGTTTCTTCAAAAAAATTAAATTTAATCTCAAGTAATTCTGCTAATGCATTTAAACGATTTCGTATAGCTGGGCCTCTTAAATATTGTAAAGCAATGAACTTTGATAAAATTGATTTTTCCCTTCTTGTTAATGATTTTAAACTTTTATTATCAATTATTTTCTTAATAATAGGTGCGGTTGCCGACTCAAAGACGCCTAGCTTTTCTTCAATTGAAAATTCTTCATTTTCAGTTTTTAATTCATAAAAATATCTTTCACCACCAGTTTTACTTATAGGAGCGTAAAAATCTTTCTCATTTAACTTATCGTATACATAAAACTTAGCCTCACTTTTTTTTAAGCTATGATTTGATTTAAAGTTGCGTAATAAAAATTGTGGTACATAATGTTGTAAAATAGCAGTATTCATAAGATTCCCCCTTGGAATGTATGTGGTTGATCGATTAATTTAAGATAATAGAAATTCGAAGTATATATGTCGTTTTTACATTATTAACTTATAGTTTTTTTTGTTTCAATGATCAAATAAATTAACTCGGAATTATAAAATTTCTAATTCAATACAAAGGGCATTTATTGCCCTTTGTATCAAGATAAATTAAGCAACCATTAACATCTTAGCGATTTCTGAAGCTGTAGGGTTGTAATAAGTATTCACTAAAACACTAATCGTTTTATGGCCAGTAATCTTCGCTAGGATCTCTACTGGCAAACGATAGTCATGAACAAAACGGGTAATAGCTTCATGACGTGTGTCATGGAATGTAATAACTCCATCTAATCCAACTCGGCGTAAGTTACGTTGCCATATTAATCGAAAGGCATTAGATGTAAGAGGAACCATACGGTTATCGTCAGGATCGTCAGGTAACCAAGAAAGTAGCTCTTTTGCCTTAGCCGTTAAAGGGACATCACGAGTGGTACCATTCTTAGTATCTAATAGACGAATGAAATCGGGAAATATTAATTGCTTCTCTACACTAAGTATTTCACCTTTACGCATTGCTGTTTCAAGCGCAAATAGAAAAGACCATGCAACTCGGTGTCGTGGCTGAACAGGTACTTTTCCCCATTCATAATCAAGCCCAGCTAAAACTTTATCTATATAGTTCTGATAAATCCTCTGGTTGCGTGGAGGAGCAGCAGTGGGTTTTGATATTTCTTTGAATGGATTTTCTTTAGTTAGAAATAGTTCTTTCCGAGCAAAGTCAAAAACGGAACTATACATGGCCATTTCTCGAATGACTGTTGCACCTTTAACTTGTTTTAACCGTTTATCACGCCATTGTTTAACTAATGCTGGTGTCAGGTCGTGAATTGATTCATCTGCCAGTTTCCCCCAGTTTTTCTTTAGACATTTAAGCATTTGAACAATTAAACGGGCACTCTTCATTTTTCTACCTTCTTCTTGATAGTACTGTTCAAAAAGGGCATAGAAGGAGATATGGATTTTTTCAGGCTCAGGATTAGCCTGTTCAGATTGTAATTCTAATAATTTTTTAGCGGCCCATTGTTCACACTCACTCGCAGTATCTCGAGTAGCTGTGTAACGTTTGCCTAAGTAACGAACAGTAATGCGCCACGCGTTCCCGCGCTTAATTGGCTTTTGCATAATAACACTCCAAATTTCGTGGTGTCGTCACGGCACCAAAATCCGCGAATGTCTAAATGACATCCACTTTTCTGGTGTCGCAACGGAAATATAAAGCGTTTTTTAATGCGAATTTTGACTATTTTGAGTAGTCAAAGCTGACCGATCGACAATAAAAAACAGGCCACATAACTCGTTAAAGTTATGCAGCCTATTGATTTTAATACATAAAATCTTGGAGCGGGAAACGAGACTCGAACTCGCGACCCCAACCTTGGCAAGGTTATGCTCTACCAACTGAGCTATTCCCGCAATGTGAGCACATTATAGAGT